TACATGGACCGGGAGCGATGCGAGGGGTCGGCACTTCGCAAGCTCACACGCGCGGAATGCGTTGGAGTAATAGGCGTCTCGGTGCTCGTTGCTTGAATGGAGTTCTGCGGCCACATTGCCCGCGCCGTCAGTGACGGTTATGAACTCGATACCTCCTGGGAGGGCGTATTGGTATTGATCGTTCGCGCTACCGCTGAAAAACGCCTTTGCGCGTGAGAAAAGGCCCATTGGCACACTCCTTTTTATTGGTCGTGTGCATGGTCGATTCAGTGTCCCCCGCCGCGAAGGGATACGACGAGGGACACTTAGCCCGGTTGCGCGGTGAAAGGAGGTAAGCCCGCGCGAGTATCAGAGTGCATTCGCGGTCCCCCGCTACAGGTCGATGGTGTAAATCGAGGGCGATTCGTCCTCCTCGTTGTCGAACGCCCACATGGCCATAGCCGCCGCGATCGCTGCGTCGATTCGCTTTGTTCCTTGTCCGTGGCGGCCTCGGTCTGACGCGAGTCGCCTGCCGTATGCCTTGGACTCGGCTGCAACCGCGTTCATGCAGTGCTGGGCAAGAACCGGGGTATTCGAGAACGCCGCCTTGTGGGTCTCGACGTTGCGTCCCAAAAGCTCGGATGCTGGGCACATGATCGACGAGCTTTGCGAAATCTCTGAAAGGTCGATGTTGCACTCGCGGTCGAGCCAGTTAGCCAGGAACTGCATACGCGCCGGGTCGCAGCCGCCGAAGCTCTTGCCGGGCTTTGCCGCCAACTGCTGGATAACCTCTGCCACCTGCATGAGGTCGTAGGTCCCCATGGGGCCGGGCTTCTCCCAGCACCACTCCTCGAACGCCCACATGTCTCCTTGGCGCTGCGCCGCAACCAGCGCCAACGTATCGCCGCGAACCGCACCGTCGAGCGCATAGGTGAACCAGCTGCTGTAGTCGATTGCAAGCTCGTTTCTCTTGCATCTCTCAACGTCCTTGCGGTGCATGAACGGCTCCTCAACGTCCTCCATGGGCGTCCTGTTGAGGTAGTAGCGAACGAACGACTTACCCGGCGTGCCGTCCTCGTTCTTGTCGCTCTCGTACTGCTCCTCAAGCTCCTCCATGGTCACGCGGCCCGCCGCTATGATCTTCTTCCATGTCTTGCGGTTCGACGGGTCATCCTCGTCCGTGATGCCCAACCAGCAGATGAAGGCGTGCTTGTCGTTCTTGAGCTTGTGGTAGAGCTTGAACAGGTAGCCGTCGCGGGACGCGCCCGCCGTCGTGATGCCGATGGTGATTGCGTTCCAGATTTTGGCCTGGCCGGACGTGCCCGCCTTCCAAACGGAATCGTCCTTCCAGACGTGAATCTCGTCACCAATGAGGACGTGGAAGTGCTTGCCCTGCAACGCCGCTTCCTTATAGGGGTAGACGTGTATCTCCTGCCCCGTTAGGTCGTTGCGTATCACGTCCTTGTAGATGGTCCACTGCTCGGCAAGGCTTCTGTTGGCACGGATGATGGTGACGATGTAGTTGCGCACCATGGCCGTGTTGTCTTTCGTGTCGGCCACGATGCCGTACATGCCGTTTGGTATCGGCTCCATTGTTGCAATGGTTAGCACAAGACATGCCGCCAACTGCGACTTGCCGAAACCACGGTGAACGCCGATGAGCGCACGGCGGAAACGCCGCCTGAACTTGCGCGTCCGCTTGTCGATTGACCCGGTGCCGAACAGCGGGTCCCAGATGTTCTTGGCCAACCAGTCTGAGATTTCGTATGGCTGGCCGCATAGCTCGGACTCGCCCGCAAACGTTAGGAACGTCTCGGCGAAGATATGCGTTCTCTCGATTTGGTGCTTGCCCGCCGCGCTGAAACGCCCGGTCTTAGTCCTGTAGCTCATTTGCCGCGCCTGGCAATCGCACGGTCAATCTGGTCCGCGATGGAGACGGTGATAGCCTGACCAGCCGCCTGCGCAAGCCCTAGACGGGTTCTGGCGAATCGGGTAAGGCCCAACTCGTCCGCTAGCTTCAACGCTTCCGCCATCGTGTCGCGCATGACCTTTGAGTAGGGGTTCGGCGCAATGTCTAGGTTGCCTTCATCGTCCACGGTTGTAACCATGGGCTGCGGGGTGCCGTCCTCGCGGAACATATGGCGCTGGCACTCCTCCACAAGGACCATGTCTGTTACGAACTGCGTGATGAAAGGCACGTCCTGCGGCTCAAACGCGGCCCCGGTGCCCACGGTCAAATCCCACATGTCGCTAAGCCGCTGGTTGTTCGCCACGGCCACGGGCTTTTGACAGCCCTGTTCTTGGATTATCTCGGCGTTGCCCTTCACGACTGGTGCGAGCATGGCAGCATCCTCGCCGCGCCTGACAGCCGTAGCAGCTGGTTTGCGGCCCCTCATAGGCCAACCTCGCGCACGGCAGCGAGCACAGACGCGGAAAGGCTCCCGCACAGCGCACGCATGTTGGCAGGGCCGTTCAAAGACGCGGAATCGAGCGTTGCCGCCGCGCCCTTTAGCTGGACTACCGCCTTACTGATCTCGTTCTCGGTTATGACGCTCGGAACCTCGTGGGAAACGCCCGCGAACTCGGCGGGTGCCGCAATGCGCCAAACTCTTTTCCCTCTACTTGCGTAAACGCGGCACTTATCGCAACAAAACTTGCTTCTTTTTGTCTTAGCCGTGTATTTCCGCCCGCAATATTGGCACTTTTTTACTTCCAAATCAGCCCTCTCGTTTATGTGTTCGGGCTATCGTGCGCGAGCCGTCCCCCGTTCCGTAACATGGGGTGTTTCGTAATTCGCCAATTTCGTTTGCGTGTATTTTTGAGGGTCGCCGCTGGGTAGCGTGGTGGTTTCATTTGTGATTTTTACCCCCTCCCCTCTGATTTTTCACCTGATCTCGTACTTTTCGGGGCTTTTTGTAAGTTTTCGGACCATTTAAGGCCACGATCTACCGCGCCGCGCCGATAGCAGGATGTATATATAAAGGCATGGCAGGCACACACCGTCGGCACGTTCTAGCAGGTAGTCGCATTGTTTAACGTCGCTAGGCACGGACTTTGTTCGTCGCTAGCATCCACGCCATGCGATCCGGTCACGCGGCCGCGCTCGCCGTCGCTAACAACGTCGCGTAGCTAGCGCCGTTCGCCGCCGGTTTCCTACCGCTCACAATTCTGCCACAATTATTCTGAGGTACGTTTCAGCTGGTAGCTTGGCCTTTTGCTCGTTGCTAGCGAAAATTCTCGTTGACACGTCGCTAGGCACGGTGGAATGATTTAGCCAGCGACACGGAGCGACACGTTAACGGCTCCGGCAGTCTTTCTCAGCGCCCTTTAGCGCTTCAATCTTTTAATTACTTTGCGGCACGGTCCGCACACCCCTCACAACATCCCCTCGGCACTCAGAGCCGCGCACCTTGAGAACCGCATAACCCTCGCAGCCCGCTCCAGATCCACCGGCTGAGCCGCAACGCTCCCAGGGCGACGGCATGCCGCAAAGCGAGACATAGGCCGGATAGATCGGCTCAACGGGCTGCGCGAGGGAGCACCAAGCCGAACACGGCACGGGGGGAGGTGAGCAACATGCCGAACTTTGCCGAGTTCATGGCGTCGGTAATCGCCGACGTTGCGGCCCAGGCCCTAGGCGACGCGATCGCTAAAGCGGTAGCGCGGGCCTTCGCCGCAAAGGAAAAGCGCCCCCATAGGTGCGAAAGGTACCAGCCCAAACACCTAAGGAAGCGCTAAACAACTGGGCGCAGGTTTCGCCGCCTGCGTCCTACTAGATCCATTTTAGCAGGAGGTGAGCACGAATGCGTCAATTCATGGCAGCGCTGGTCGCGTCTCTGATCGTCTCCACAATCCGCGAGATCTTCCGCAAGTAGCCCGAACCCAAGCACCACCCCAAACACAACAACCGAGAAGGGAAACACCATGAACGCAAGCGAACTCAAGATCAAGGCGTGCATTGGTAACTATGGTTACTACGCCGAGGGCCAACTCCGAGACAAGTGGGTAACGCTCCCCATGAAGCCCGCCGATCTGGACGCGTGGCTCAAGGACAACGGCCTGAAGGACGATCTGCACGAGGAGACCTACATATCTGACGTTGAGTGCGACGCGCTCGACCTCAAATCACTCGGGGAAGTATCCCCGTACCTGATGAACGCCGTAGCCTGGGCGATGAACTACGCCGGGGCCGAGGCCGTCGAAACCCTCAACAACGCCCTTGGTTGCGGCATCGACGCGCCCAGCAATGCAACCGAGATGCTAAACGCACTGATCAACGCCGACGAGATCCAATATTACGAGTTTCCTTGCGACAACTTCGGCGAGCCGTCGCTTGAGATGTGCGGCTACGAACTCGCCGAGAGCGCCGGAATCCTCAAGGTCCTCGAAGACAACTATGCAGATTGCTATTTCGACTTCAGGGCCTACGCAGAAAACGAACTCATGGACTTCTTTGTAGGCGATTCCGGCTACACGGTCGAAGGCCCGTCCATGGGCACGTACACGATCGAGGAAGCCGCCGAGATCATCGGTATGAACGACTAGGGAGGTCCCGCAATGTACGTTGACTTTGAGTCAATCGTCATTCTGGCCGGAGTCTATTGGATGCTTTACGCCGCCTTTTCCCAGCTCCCCGCCGAGTACGACCGCAAGACCAACGCAAATAAGAGGTACTAGCGCGAGGATCTAGTAACCAAAAAAGGCCGCTGGTAGCACCACCTACCAGCGGCCCAACCGAAAGGCCCAGCCATGAAGACGCAAACTAAAACGATCCCATTCCAGGCCACCGCCAAATACTACCGCAGGGCAACCGCGAAGCGCTGCCAATACTGGGACGGCTCCACAAACGACAAGGGCTGCGCGATCCTCCCGGACGAGGTTGTCCCCGCGATGGTCACCCGATGGGGCTACCAGCCCAGCCGCTACCGCCGCCCGAAAGACGCCTATGTCCTCCACACCGGGGAATGGGTCTACGTCGCCGACAAGGTAGCCACAGACGTTGACGAGTACGGCGCGATCTACGGGGGCGCGAGCAAGGGCCACGCGTTCAAGCGCATCGAGGACCGTTGGGTCTACGACCGGCACGTCTCCCAGACCAGGGACGAGGGCCACGACGTCGTGAAGATCCATATCGTGGACGGGCGCGTGGTCGAGATCGTGTGCACCCAGGGCGAGTTCAAGGGCGCGGATATGCTCGACGGCATGGGCGAGGAGTTCGCGCACTACTACCTGGGCATCCCCTACGCCCCAGCGCCGCTCAGGCCCTACGAGGTGCAGGCACAGTTGCAGGTCGCATAATCCGGTTATTACAAGCAACGAGCGGGGGCCGAGTCTCCGGCCCCCTACGAGAAGGGGCAGCAATGAAGTACACCGAACCGCAGCACGATCCCGCCTATGACGCCGACTATTACCGCGCCTATGGCATCGACCCGGCAGAGATGGGGATCAAGGCGAGCCCGAAGAAGCTTGAGAAGTGGCCGCAGCGGTGGGACCTCGAAGGCCCCTTCGACATATGGCGCAAGGGCGAGGACCTCGCGATCATCACCGAGGAGCCGAACGGGCCGCATCCCTGCGCCTACCACATGCGCCGCCGGATCATCTGGGAGGTCTACGAGGTCACCGAGGACGCGGACCTCGCCGAGGTCCTTGAGGGCTACAGGCCCGCCGCAGACCTCACCAAGGACGATCACGAGGAGGTCATCAACATCATCTGCGAGTACAAGGCGTTTGTGTGGTGCGGCCACGAGCTAGCCCCGGAGCTGCCCGAGAAGCCCGAGCCCGCCGTGTTCACTCCCATCGAGGACCCGAAGCCCGAGGAACAAAAGCCGAGGCACAGTTTCAAGTTCTTCGGGATCGGAATCACGTTCTAACCACGATAGCCCCTCGAGCCGAAAGGCCCGAGGGGCTTTTTCCATGCCGCGATTCCGAGACGCGCGAACCGCCCTAAAACCGAATGTAAGGCTGGTTTTAGGCGCGATAACGCCCGCGCCCTAGCGAGTACCCGTAAGCGAAACGCGAGGGCCTTAAATCGCTCCTAAGCACTCCGCGCCTTCCTTGCCCTCTTCTCGGCACCCGTGATGCACTGGGTGAGCCGGGCTATGGCGCAGGCGTTCGCGAATGTCTCCGCGTCGTGGTAGTCCAGTTTCTTTGCCCGGATCACGGCCCAGTCAGCGTTGCTAACGACCGCGAGGTTGCCCAGTTCGTCGTTCATCCGGTCGTGGTCGAGGTGGATCAGCTTGTGGCCCTCCGGGACGGGGCCGAACTCCTTCTCCCAGGCGATGCGAGCGCGAGGTTTCCAGTTGTCGTGCGCCTTCTTCCCCGAGGGCAAGGGCGCGATCTTGACGAAGACGTAACCGCCGCGCACGGACTCGGAGCCGACCGGGCAGAGCTTGCCGTTCCAGGGCACGTTGCCGGGCTTGAAGCACGTGTCGCGGCTGAAACTCGCGTCCGGGAAGTCGGCCCACCGCTTGCCCATCATGAACGGGACGTTGCCCTTTTTAAACTGGTTGCCGACCGTGCCGGACTTGACCCCAAAGCGCTGCTTGAAGTTCTTGACCTGCCCGACCGTGAGCCGGATGCCGTAGCGCTCCTCGAAAGCGTCGATGCACTCCCAGACCGAGTGGCCCGGCACGAACGCGATCAGCCAGTCGCGCTTGTCAGGCTCGATTGACCACCGGACGGTCACCGACCGTCCCCGCCCTTGCCCGCGAGCAGGTGAGCGACCTTCTGGTTACCCCCGTACTCGGCCGCAAGACGCGCCGCGTCCAGCGTGAGGTTGATCGTGGCGTTGATCTCGTCGGCCACGACGCACACCGCCTTGGCCCTAGAGATCTCAAGCGCGAGCGCATCCCCGGTCAAGGAAGGGTCGTTCAGGCGCTCGATTTCGTCGAACAAATGCTTGCTTAGGTCAGTGACCTGTTGCGGCACACCCATTTGCCTGCTCCTATTCGAGTTTTCAACATACTTTTCAACATGTTTTCGACAAGTTTTCAACAATCGCACTAGCTACAAGTAAGGTTAACTCTGCTGTACACATAGCTTGTGGCGTTGACGTACGAGCGCCCGCGCCGCGTTTTGCGTGGGACGCAACGCGGGCGCTCTCTGTCTGTCTATCTATCTATATATGCATGCATCGTGCATGCATCGTGCATGCATCGTGCATGCATCGTGCATGCATCGTGCATAGCTACTTTTGGCCGGACCAACGAGCGATCGCAGCACGCCGACTCCGCTCCTTGGACTTGCCGGAACGCTCCGCGTTGGCGTCCATGCGCGGCGAGGACACAAAGCCGTCGTTGCTTGTAAGAAGCCCAACGGTTAGAAGGTCCTCGATGAACTCCGTTGCCTCCTCGGCGCAGTCGAGGTCGAGCAGGACGGCAAGGTTCTCGAGGTCGGTAGTGGTCTTGACCCTGATGCGGTGCCCCGGCTCGGATGCCAAGGCCTCGCAGAGCAGCCACCAGCGGCCATATCCCGCCGCCCCGGTCTTGCGCATGAGCCGCCTGCACTTCGGGTCTCCTGCCGCGTCCGCGTCGTGCGGGAACCACCTTAGCGGCTCGTCCGCGAGGTCTTGGCAATCCGTCATGGCTCCCCCTAGCGCTTGGCTTCCAGCTCGTCGCGTAGCTTGTCGTAGTCCGCAGCAACGGCGAACACCATTGCCGCGAAACGGTTGACGCTGAGCGAAACGTACTCCTCGCCGAGGTTGATCCAGTTCACGGCTTCCTCTACGAGGGCATCGACGCTAGGGCTAGTCTTTGTCGGTTCCATACCTGCACTCCTTAAGGCGCTCGATGCAGTCGAGGTCGCAGGCGTGGCCCCTGTCCCATATCTGCACTCCTTAAGGCGCTCGATGCAGTCCTCAGCGCAGTCGAGGTCGCGTGCCCCGCCCTTGTCCCAGAACCGCCAGATGTACTTGAAAGCGCAGGCCCACCACCAGAGCTGATCCACCTCATGGATGCCGCTTGCCCGCTGCATAGAGAACATGGCCTGGTCGCATGATATGCCGTCGCCCGCGTAACGCGGCGGGTTAACCTTCTCCATTGGCCTATTCCTTACTCGTGATCTTCACGCCGGGAAGCTCCTGCGGCAGGAAGTTAAGCTCATAGTTGAACCTGTCGACGTCTGACGTGTCCAGCTGCTCGACCGTGTACATCGTCCACTCGTTGAGGTACACGAGGTGCTTTTGGTAGCTGCCGTCCGGCAACTCGCACACGACCTCAAGCTCGTTGTCCGAGTCGTTGTGGAGCGCGAAACAGCCGGTCATCTGCATGAGCACCTTGTCAGAGCGCATGTTGAAGACCGTGAGCCTTCTCGCTACGTTGAAGTTGTCCGCGTCCTGCTTGATGTTGTAGCTTACGCGCTCGCTTTCCGTGCATCCCGCGAGCGCAACCGACGCGGCAACTGCGAAAGCTGCGACGAGGGCGATTACAGGAATGGACTTACGGCAGCTTGCGTTAGTCATGTCTAGCATCAGTTCTCCTTTAGGGTCGGCTTCTTGTCTGTGTCGTTGGCTTCCTCTTCCTTGATGCGGGCGTCGAGCAGCTTGAGGATGGCCGTGCTGTGGAGCTTCATGCCGTACTTGAGCCAGGCCACCTCGCCCGCGAGCTTGAGCAGCACGAATGCTGTTACAAGCAACGCGACGGCTAGAATCAGGCTGTTAATCGTGGTCGGGTTCATCAGCCACCTCCGAGATAGTCAGGCGGTACTTCTTGCGGAACTCGACGGGCAGCTTGTCGGGCTGAGCGGTGATGAAAAGGCTCACGTGGTCGCCCTCGTCGTGCAAGTCGTAAGTCCTATCGGGTGCCGGGATGACATCGACACGCTCATCCGGGAACACCGCACACGTCTTACTAACCGCTTCCGCCATGTTGGTGACAACGACCTCGGTGCTGTAGACCTCATCGGCGTTGCTGTTGTCTTCGATTAGCTCCGCGAGACGGCCAAGAATGTTACGAGAGCTGCACTTAGCGTCGAACCCGGCGTCATCGAGCACGTAAAACAGCTGGTCGAAAATTTTTCTTGCAATCTCGGTGCGCGAATATGAAGCGCCGTTTTCTCTGAACTCCTCTTCAAGTTCCCTGAGCCTTGCCGCGACGGCCTTTTTGTATTCGTTCATTAAAAGAAACCTCCCCATGTGAGTAGCGCGAGCTGAATAGCAAGCGCGAGTAGTGAAATGAAAACGTCGTAGTTCTCTTCCATCGGCTCCCCGTGGTGAGCTGCCACGACTGCGATGTTTAGTACGTAAATCGCGAGCAAGATTATCTGAGGTGCCCCCAGCTGGAACGAAATCACATACGCCCCCGCTCCACGTTGCGCCTGCGGCACGATTCCATGTACGCGGTGAAGTCCCGGACCCCGTAAGCCGCGAGCAAATTGCACGTCGCTTGTATCACGTCGGCGCACTCGTCCATAAGGCAGGCGTACTCGAACGCGTCGCCCTCGATGTAATCGTCCGCGTCTTCCAACAGCTGCCACGCGCCGAAAACATCGGCGGCTTCCTCCAAGACCTTCAGCGCCTGCGCCTTGTCCGGCTTGACGTCGGGGAAGGTCTGGACAGTTCCGATCTCAACGGCCATTGCGGCCCCCTTTCTCATATGAGTAGCAACCCGCCGCGTTGCACGACGGGTTGCTCGGTGAATCCAAAACGTTGACGAAGATGTGCAGCTTGCCGCAGTAGTGCGCCGGTGCAGCATGCTCGCCGAAGACCTCGCGCCTGAGCCTCGTGCGCTCGGCGTCGAGCATGAAATGGCGGCACTCGCCGCAATGTTCGCGGTAGCCCGCGCGGTCATACGGCATCGTCCACCGCCCCATGACAATCGCTGAACACATCCCTAGTCGTGCGCCATATCGAGTACGAACCCGTCAGCATCGACCAAAGCAGGCAAAGCGTCGAATCGTCTCTAAGGCTCTCCGTGCCTCGCATTCCGCAATCGTACGCGAGCCGCAGCTTGCCGCCCCTGTCGGGGCAGTAGACCTTCACACCGAGCGGCAGGAGACGTCTGTCGTGCAGCTCGTCCGCAAGGTCGCGGGGGCACACGAGCCAGTTCTCGTCGCCGAGGAACGTGAGGCCGTGGCCGCTCTTGAAGTCATTCATGCACGACTTGACCTCGACGAACACGAACTTTCCGTGTTCGAGCGCGCAGTTCCTTCCGCCAACGCCGGGAGAAAAGGCCACGAAGTCAACCCTGTGGCGACTGTCGACCCAAACCTCCTGCGCGACGAGGGTGAACTCCCTGCGCAGCTTTGCGACAACTTTCCCGGAAAGATCTGCGGTCACGTCGCCGCGCTTCTCTTCGCTAATCATTGGTAACCGCCTCCGCTTGATGGAAGGCCCCGTCGAAAACGACGTAGTGGCCATAAGTCTCGTGGGGATAGGTAAGCTTTACGAAGTTAAGAAACCCTTCGTCGTTGTACTCGACCCCGCACAGCTTTTCGCAGCGTTCGCGCTCTTCGAATCCCCTTTCGACCACAACAAAGTCGCCCATGTGGACGTACTCGTCGCTGCCCTCGAACTTGCAGTACTGGTCGGTCCCGAGGCGGTACGGGATGCGCGTGTCGCGATCTTCGCTAGCCACAGTCGGCCTCCTCCGGGTCGATTAGGTCGGCTAGCTTCTCGAGGACAGTATTGAAGTCGTGAAAGTCCTCGAAGCCGAGCACCACCTCGGCAAGCTCGTCGAAGAACTGCTCCTTGTACTGGATGAAATGGCCGATGGTCAGGCTTCGCAGGTTCTCGGCGACATCGCGGCGCTCGTCATTACCGATCCTCATACAGCACCTCAAGCCCGTATGCGACGGCGGCATCATGCTCGATGCGGCATCCGCGCGCCTTCTCCCAGCCTTTGCAGAAGTAGGCCGCATGGCACAGGCTCATGTTCTCGAGCGATTTCGCGAGGTAGCAGAGCGGGACCTGTACCACGCCGCGCTCCTTCATAGCCTCGTCGCTGTACCACTCGTCGGTAAACAGCGTGTTCACGACCTCGTAGCCCATGCCCTCGAGTTCCTCGACGGCCTTCTCCCTTGCCTCGACGATCTCGGCATCGGTCCTGCCGGCCATAGGCTGCGAGATCATCGCCTTCTTCTTCGCTTTCATTTTGTCTGAATCGCTAACCACGGCTTGCCTCCTTCGCGTCGCGCTCCGCGAGGGCCTTGGCGCGGCGCATCACGTCGCGCACTGCGACTACCGCACATGAGTCGCGGACATCTCTGGCCGGGCATTCCTCGCTGCACGGCTTGTTCAATGCAAGGCCGAAGTAGCCGCAGATGTCTTCGCCTGCGGTTTTGCTGACGTCTTTCTCCAACTTCTCCCAGCTATCGTGGTGGTGAAGGTAGAGACTGGCGACTTCACGTGTGCCGCCGATAACGCCGAAGTACCACCGGCGCCTCTCGCGGCTCCAGATGAAGGACCTGTAAAGGCTTCCTTCGTACTCCCTGCCGTTTATGTCGTACATCACCTTCGTCGTGAGCGGCACGACCTCGCCGTCGGCGTCCACGGGGGCGGGCACGCCATGCGCCCACACATATCGCCCGATCTCGCGCTCGGTTGAATTACAAATCTCAAGAAGCTCGGCGTCAATCTCGTCGGCGATCTCCTCCGCGTCGTGGTAGGTAAGGCGGAAATCGCCGTTACCCAAGTCCTGCTGGTTCTTTATCGCCTGCCTGAAACGCTTGATTCCTTTCATACGTGCTCCTTTCAGTAGTTGTTTGCCGTAGCCGGGCATTCCAAGCCTGGCTCCGCTCCTCCCTAGCTGCAATTAGCCCTGCCATTGCGGAGCTTTCTCAGCGGTGCTATTCCATTGCTGTTCTTTCGGTTGTCTGAGCTGGACTTTCTTTGCAGTGCCGTTGCTTGTAAACGCTTCACCCTGCCCTGCCGCTGCCTGTCTGCGCAGAGAACTGCTATTCCTTGGCGTGTCTTTGGCAAGCTTGGCCCTTGCGGTACTACGCTTTGCTGTTCCGCCGCATGTCGTGACTGTGCCAGTCCACGTTGCGCCTTGGCTGGCCGGTTCGGTGCCATTCCGCTGCCCGGATTTGCGATACAGCTCCATTGCGGCTCCAGGGATGGCTTTGCCGTTGCTGAGCAACACACCGACAGGCATAGGCTTGCTTTGCCGTTGCTGAGAAAAGACGTGCTATGCCTTGGCAATGTCATGCCGAGCATTGCCGACGCTTGGCGGCGCCGTGCCTGCGCGGGCCTTTTCTGTGCGTAACTCAGCCGCCCCCGCACATCTCCGCCGTACCTACGCCAGTCCGTGGTACGCCTTGCCGTTGCTTTGCCGAGCGCAGCATCACCGCTGCTATACCGAGCTTAGAATCGCCGTGCCTATGCCGAGCTTGGCTTAGGGTTGCTGTGCCTTGGCCATGAAAAGCGTTGTCTCGCTATGCCTTAGCGGGTCGTTTCCTAGCTGGTCCGTTGCCGTGCGCGGGGTAGCTGTTCTGTGCCTTCGCCTTGCTTCGTAAAGCTAAGCCACCGCTCATAAACGCCTGTCCGCACATTGCCCTGGCATGTCTAAGCTAGGCCGTTGCCAGGCAATGCCGTTCAAAGCTTTGCCGCCGCTCTGCCAAAGGTTGCCGTGCCAAGGCCCCGCCCCGCGCCGCTCGACCATTGCAGATCTGCGCCCTGCGGTTCCGTCGCTTGTTAGTCGATGTACTCGTAACTAAAACGGCCCTTGCCGGAGTTGCGCCATTGGCCGATTCCGCGATACATGCCGTACTGGAGCCATTCGTCGATGGTCGGCCAAAGCCCGTCATCGAACGTCATGATGGTGAACTCGATGAAGCTGCCCGCCGGGATGGTCTCGGACTCGGCGAGGGCCACGCGCTCGCCCTGCGGGGTCTGCGCCCTAAGCGGCCTGATGCAGTGCGGGGACTCGACGCCCTCGGGGGTGCGGTACGGGATCTTGCGCTGCTCGATGAAGATGTTGCCGTCGATCACCTTCTTGTAAGCCTTGAGCTTGCTTGACTTGGTCGCCTTGACGCGCCAAAGAGCGCCGCAGGAATCCTTGAAGAAGCCCTTGACCTGATAGTCGTAGATGTAGGGGGTGCCGTCCTCAAGGCGCGGGAAGACGGTGATTCCCTTCTCGTGCACCTCGTCGACGCCGACGGACGCGACCTCATCCTCAATCGTCTTGGCGTCCGGGGACTTGCTGGCGATGTACTCGCGGTAAATGTCGGGGTTGTTCGGCGAGGTCCCGAGAACCTCTTCCGTGAACGTGAGGCGAACGCTTTTCTTTCCCATTGCTGGTGTCCTTTCGGTTGGTGACGCCGCCGTGGCGAGTCGCTGCCACGGCGGCGTTTACTAAATCTGCGTCTTGCGGCCCTCGCGCCTGATTAGGCGCAGGACCTCGGCTTCAAGCCGGGAATACTTGGGGTCGTACCGGGAAACCCCAAGGCCGCTGGTGATGATCAGCTTCGGCGAGTAGCCCATTGCGTACATCCGCAACACAAGCTCGCGGCCCTTGCCTGTGAGGGCTACCGACTTACCCGTCAAAACGGTATGTCCTCGTCGTAGAGCGCGGGCTGCTGCGCCTGCGCCGGGGCCGTCGCTTGCATAGGCACCGCCGCGACGGGCTGGCCGTACTGCTGCGACATGTAATCCGCCGCCTGCTGCGGGTTCATGGCCTGCTCGCGGGGCTTCGCCATGAGGTCAACGGTGTCGACGGCGATTTCCAGCTTGCTGTGCTTCTGGCCGTCCTTCTCCCAGGCTGAGAAGCGCAGCCTGCCCTCAAGCGCGACCTTCATACCCTTCGCGAGGATGCGCGAGAGGGCTTCCGCTCGCGACCCGAACAGCACGCAGTCAACGAAGTTCGGTCGGTCCTCCCACTCGCCGGACTGGACGTTCTTGACGCGGTCGTTTACGGCGATTCCGAAGTGCAGTATCGGCGTCCCGCCCGCCGTCTGCCTAAGCTCCGAGTCGCGGGTGAGGTGGCCGGTGACGATCACTCGGTTGATGCTCACTGCGCCACCTCCTCCGTCGTGGACTCGACCTCAATAGCATCCGTGGTCTGGCCGAACACCTGATAGCCGTCGGAATCAAGGACGATTGGCGAGGTCTCGTCATCCGCAATGGCCTTCGCGACCTCGACGGAACGCGGCAGCATCCCTCGGTTGAACGCGCGGCGAAGAACGGTCTTCTCGGCCATGGCCTCGTAGTCGGTTTTCCACGGGCCGAAGTCGCCAGACTTGGAACGCGCCTTGATCTTCTCGATTTCCTTCTTGCTCATTTGCAGGAAGACCAGCCCGCCGTCCTTGAGGTTCGCGGAGAGGTAGACCAGCCGCAGCTTGTCCGCGTCGTGGCTCGCATCGAGGTCTGGGCGGTAGCTGAAATGGATTCCGCTCTCGTCCTCCCAGTAGTCGAACTCGTCACCCTCGTAGACGCACTGGGTTCTGAGCGACTTGACGAGCTGGCTGCGCTGAACAAGCTCGACCATGCCGTTCTTACCGAGGATGAACTGCGCCTCCATCGAGCCTGTCTTGCGGTTCTTGTACGGGAGGATGTAGGCGCGGCCCATCCCGTCCACCGCGCTAGGCTCAAGGCCGAGACTTGCGCAGCGCAGGCAGCAGGACAGGATGGACGGAACGCTGCACTCGGCGAGCTTAGGGGTCTGGTTGTAGGCAGAGATTGCCATCTGGGCAAGGCGCTCAGCCTTGAATCCCTTCGGCATTACCGCCTGGAACTGGGGGCTTACCTTCTTGACGAGGTCCGCGAACGTCGCGGGCTTGCCCTGCTGAATCTCCTGCTGGGCCTTAGCGATTGCGCCCATTGGCTACTCCTTTCGTGGCTTGAAGACGATTCCGCCGTCTCGGACGGCCATCTTCGAGTACTGGTCTGCGAGGTCCGGGTGGTCGGCCTCGAACGCCTTCTTGTCGAACTGGTTGACGGTGTACCTGCGCCACGAGAACTTGCCCGCGTCGCATTCCAGGGCCGCGTTCTGCCCTATCTCCTTCTTCAGTCGGTTAGAAGCGTCCTTGAACGCATCCTCCGCCTGGGCCTTGGCGTACTTGGCGCTGATGAAGTCGGCCATCGCCTGCGACATGTCGACGTGGGGAACCTCCTTGCCGCCCATGCCGGAAACGGCGAACACCGCCGCGCCGTCATCCCTCGCGCCCGTTATCTCGGGCGGCTCGCCCTTCAAGACGTGGTCGCACCAGAAGGCGTCGACCGCCCCGACAACCGCTGCTTCGTCCTCCGCGTCGCGCATGATGCGGTACTCGCGGTAATCTGAGCCGCCGATAAGCACGGCCACGTCCGCGAAGGGCCTTCCAGTGACGCTGAGGTAGTGGACCACCTGCGTCTGGTAGTAGACGGGCACGCCGTCCTCCCAGTCCTTGGCACGCATCGCGCCCGCCGTCTTGATCTCGAGGACGCCCCAGCCGAGCACGGGGTCTTTCACCTCGTAGTCAAGAGAAGCCTGCGCCCACGGTCGCTTGAGGTTGCGGCAAACCGCGTTCACGCGCCTTACCTCGCGGGCCGGGTGGTTCTCCGCGTACTCGCCGCCGACGATGGGTTCGAGGACGTTGCCCCAGTGGACTGCTGGCTTGTCCGAAATGTCCTCGGGCTGGTAAAGGCCCGTCTTCTCCGCCCACACCGAGTAGGCCGAGCGGAAGGCCGAAAGGCCCATGATAGCGGCCACGTCTGAGCCGCCGATTCCCTTCTTACGCAGGTCAAGCCATGCGTCGCGGTCATCCTCCGGCGTTCGGATAAGCTCAAACACGGTGCCCTCACCCTTGATTGCCATCGGTGCCACCTCCGTTCACTAGCTTTATCAGGCGCACGAACTCCGCCATGGTCATAGATACGTGTTGGTCTTGCGCCTTGCCCTTGCCGTACCGCTTCCAAACGACAACGCCGAGACACGCGCCCTTGTTGTCGCGCTCGCGCTCCGCTTCGCGGTACCACTCCGGCAAGTTGTGCTGGCCCCGGTATTCCTTGCACTCGATCACGATGGGCTGGCCGAGAAGCTTCACGCCGCGCACGTCTCCTAGGTCGTTCGCGCCGTTCTTGACTTGACGGTCAACGTCCTCGCCAAGCTCGTCGGCCAGGTAGTCGGCGATAAGGCGCTCAAAGGAGCTACCAGCGCACTTCGCGCTCTTCCTCGTCCTGCCCATCGCCATCACCGTCCTTAGGCGGGTCTCCGTAGATACGGTTCTCCCGCTGCTCGTCGGAGAATATCCGGGCGAGGTCCGCCGCGATCTCGTCGCTAACCCAGGTCATCGGCTGTTCTCCTCAATCCAGGCGTCGAAGTCCGCGCACGTGATGAACGTGCCGCGCTCCGAGCACTTCGGGCGGAAGAACTTGAGCCGCCCGGCGTCGTGCTCTTTCACGAGGATTTCCTGCGAGATGCCCGAGTACTTCTCGGTCTGGGCTAGCGTGTAGCACATCTTGGGCTTAAGCCCGTATGCCATCGCGAACGCGAGCGCCCTGGAATTGGCGGGCAACGGCTCGTTCTCGATGGACTGAATCAACGTCTCGACAGCGAGGTTCACTTGGAACCGGAAGTCCTCGAACCTGCCGTCGCTTGTGGTGGTGTCCCTCTTCTTGGTCAACGTTTCTCCTCCCTCCTTCTCATTGACTCGATGGTGTTGTGGCACTGGGCGCACAGCAGGACGAGGTTGCCTATCTTGTTCGTGCCGCCCGCCGATAGCGGTTTGATGTGGTGGACGCCGCCTGAGATGGTCTTCCACGCCCCTGTGGCGTCCATTGCGGCGATTTGCCTTCCGCACCGGGCGCAGTGGCCAAGCTGCATTGCTATGACCTGCTGCCGGGCCGCGTGGTAAGCCTTCTTGTCGTACTCGCGCCGCCACGGGTTGCTGTCAAACCGCTTGCGCTCCTGCTCCTTCGTGCGGGTGGTGCCCTTGTGCCTGGCGCGGCACCTAGGACAGCTCTGCCCTATCGGGTAGGGCTTGCCGCACTTGGGACAGACCCTAGTCCTCATTGCGCGTCCTCCTTTGCGCCCGCTTCTTCTCTTTCTCGTAGAGCTTTTTGCACCGCTTCTCCGCTTCTGCCTGCCGCCGTATGTCCGCCTTTCGACGCTCGTAGCAGCAGACGCACATGCCGTGCTTCGCCGCCGCCGAGTTGAGGGCGATCGTGCATGTCTGGCAGATCGGGCAGACGTCGCCTGGGCCGCGACGGCCTAGCGAAACCCCGAGACGTGAAGCCATAAGCTTCACTGACGCGGAAGTTCTTGAAAGCGCGATTGCTATCGCTTCCGAACCTTCTGACCTGTGTTGGCGCAGGTAAGTTATCTCGTGAGTGGTCCAGCGTCGGTGCTTTTGCTCCAATGATACTGAGTGAGTATCAATAATTTCTTTCACTAACTACCCTGCACATTCCCTTGGCCGAGAGTGTGAGTTTCGGGGGCTTAGCGCAAGTACAGATGGACTCCGATTGCGGCGAGCACAAGCCCGCCTGCAAACATTGGGACGCCGATGTTGATGTACTCGGTGACGATCGCGGCGAGTACACCGGGCAGAATCCCGGAAACCGTAAGTCCAAGCAACAGGCCCTCGACCTTTTTTGGTATGCTCATGGTTACCTCTTTTGGTAAACCCCGCTGTTTTGTCTTGGCCGACCAGTGGGGTCTTTTTATGTGACTCCCCGGCGCACCGGGGCCGTTCCGTGAGCGCACCGCGCCACCGATTGGCTTGTAATGTTTTGCCTTCATCACATGTGTTTGTATGTAGCCAATCGGCAGCGTGGCACGCTCACGCCCGAGACCCGCCGCAGCCGCGTTAAGGTACGGCAACTGTGCATGGCCAGTTGATGGGGGTCCGTTACGCCACTGGGGAAGAGAAGGGATTCCCCTGAGAGGAAAGGGCACGCCTTAGCGCAGCCGTGGCGGTTCTCGGTAGCCCTTATTGTTCGCGGAGGGCTATCCGCGCAGCCCGAAGGCTGAATTTGGTATCCGGTTCTCAAGGTACTCGCAGCGTGTTTGCGCTGCTTAAAGGGTGTTGTGCAAGGGCTTGTGCTAAGCGAGTTGCCTAGGGCAGTAACGCTTGATGAAGTAGATCTGGCCCTTGCCCGTGACCTTCGGGGTTCGGTTGATGGTCACGTGGCCGTCTGAGTGCGTGACGGCGGTCTCTTTGATTCGGAAAAGGCCGAGGTCCATTGCACGCTGGGTGGGCACGTTTCTGTTGTTGCCGACGTTGCCCAGGTAGCCGTCCTCGCGAAGCATGGCGAACAGTCGGTTTTGGCCGACCGTAAGGCCGTTCTGGCGCATCATCTTGGCAAGCTCGCCGACCAGGCAGGTACCGTCGCTTGCAGCTACCGCGTCCGCGAACAGGGCCTTTGGCTCAAGCTCCGCGATGCGGCTCTTCTGGCGGTCGATGGTGGCCTGTGCGATGACGAACGCGCGGGCCATCGTCTCTTCCGGCGTCTCGTCGCGGGCGACCATGTATCCGCCGTCGCGGCGAATGGCGGGGAGAACTTCATGCGTGACCCAACGCTGGAAGGCCTTGGCCTCCGGCTTGCGCGAGCGCATGACGAGCTTGTAGAAGCCCGGCTCGGTGACGCACACCATCTTCTGAGCGCCGGAGGGGGTGTTTACTAGACACTCCCCCTTCTCGTCATCGTCGAGGTACCGCGTTGAGTCTTGCTGACGGCCAAGGCCGAGAATCGCGCAAACGTCCTTGGCAACGAACATCGGCTCGCCGTCCTCGCCACGCATGGCGCGAATCTTGCCGAACTCGCTGTTCTCGAAAACCTGAATGTCGTTCATTGGCGTCACCTCCGTTCCTAAGTACGTTCATCAGTTCGAGCAAGCAAATAATCTGTGGAGCAATGGAAAATCTCGGAGAGCTTAAGGACGTTTCCGGCCTTTGCTGGACTAATGTCCTGCTCCCATCGGCGGAGCGTCGATTCATCAACACCGACCATCTCCGCCAACTGGCTTTGCGAAAGCCCCATGCGCACGCGCTCACTTGCAACGTTGTTGTTGACCAACCTTCAACACCTCCATTCGGTACCCGGTTTCTGATTACCGAAGTTCATAGTACATGTTTTGCGGGTACTTGCAAGCGTTAATCTAGAAAAAATGCCCGCTTTGTGATTACATACGTATTAGCGCAGCTAAATGAATTGGAGTGACCATGGATAGCCTTGGAAAAGCCCGCAAGCAAGCTGGTTACACGCAAAGGCAAGCATCAGAACTGCTTGGAACTCCGCTTAGTACGCTTAGGCGATGGGAACAGGGCGTTAACGAGCCTGATGCTGCTTCAATTGTGCGAATGGCAGACCTTTACGGAGTAAGCACCGACTACATACTCGGAAGCGGTTACGCGAAGCCAAAGCAGAGCGAGACTCTTAAACCGGACGAGTTGGAATTGCTTGACGCGTATAGATCTATGACAGACGCTGGTAAGGCGGCACTTCTTGGTTCTGCTAGAGGTATTGCTGCTCAATTCCCCCCGGAGAGTGTTGAGGTTCCTGTAGCTAAGGATGCTTAACTATGACCGTAGCTGCGAACATTAAGCACTACCGCGAAAAGATGGGCTTGACTCAAGAAGAGTTGGCCGAGAAGTTGGGCGTGGCCAGATCAACAGTAACCCAATGGGAAAACGGCTGGTCAAGCCCTCGCATGGGCAAGGTTCAACAACTGGCTGGAGTTTTCCACGTGACAACAGCTGACATAGTCTCAGAGCGTATCGAACTGGATACACATGATGCAGACTTAGAGCGCGTCATAGCTGCCTATAGGTCGATGAACAAGACGGGCCACGGGGTTATAGCCGATATGGCCGAGTCGATAGCTAGGCAGTTTCCGTTCAACACCTAGCCACCCAAACAGGGAGGCATAGTCGATAGAACGGCCAAAGACCACGCAGCAGATCTGCGTGTGCAATGGGAACGGTAGACAAAATCTGAAGGAGGAAGAAATGAATGTCAGCAGAAGATCGTTCATAGGTGGTCTCGGCGTACTAGGGCTGTCGCTTGTCGGATGCGGAAGCGGCAACGTCGTATCCGACACGACAGCATCGCCGGACGCAACCACGGTTGAGGGAACGCCATCCGAGAAGCCGGCGCAGCCGAGGGTGACCGAAAGCTGCGTCACGACAGCCATGGGGTACAGCTTCTGGACGGCGATCGTCGAGAACCCGAACAGCTCGTACGCCGCAACCATGGTCAGGGTGAAGGCCACGCTCTATGACGACGGCGGCGCGATTCTGGGGACTGGAGAGGACTACGCTCAGCTACTGCTACCGCAGCACAAGGTCGCGTTCACGCAGCAGACCAGCGAGTTCGAGGCATCGCGCGTCGAAGTCGAAGTATCCGAGCTTGATGATGACGATTTCGCTGCCTGGGACCTCGAGAAGGAGGGCGACCCGCAGTTCGATGTGACAGACCTCAACGAGGTAGACGACGATTACTCGACCAATGTGAGCGGCAACGTGATGAACGACTTCACGAAGAAGACCGATATTCGCGTCGTTGTGTGCATGAGAGACGCGAGCGGGGCGCTCGTGGACGGTGCCGAGGCGTACGTCACGGACGTCCCGGCCAGCGACTCGACGTCGTTCACGGCGTACTTGCCGAGGAAGGCTGTCGAGCACGCAACGGTCGAGGGCTACTCGAACCCGAGCGTCCCGATGTCGTAAGATGCGCGAATGAAAAAGGCCCCGGTTTACCGGGGCCGGATACTACAGGAACGGTGCCACGATGGAGGCTATCGTCCCGCCGTACTCGAACAGTATCTTTGCGGCCTTGGCCATCATTTTGTTCTCGGAAAGGTACTGAACTCCGTCGAGGGTGACCCTAGGCTTGGCAACGTTGATCACATCGCCGGTCGTAACCTTCTTGACAGACACGCCGGTCAGGAACCCGTGGCTCACCAGCTCTGCCATTATCTGCGTCCAATAGCTTTCAGGAATCCCCATTGCGTCGGCATCTATGTCGGAGAGCCTAGGCTCAACGCCACGTTTCATGCAGTCATAGACAATGGCAAGGATTTTGAACACAACGACGTGCATATCGTTTTGAGCCACGAGATACCCCTTTCCGTTAGGAGTGATTATGACACGTAGGATGCGCTCAAGCTTCGGCTGCGTCCAGCGCATAGACAAAGACGTCTATCGCCTTAGGTGGTGGGAGGACGTCGCAGGGGAGTACAAGCGACGCAGCCGCAACTTCCGTGGCACGCGCCGGGAAGCGGAGCGGGCGCTTGCCGAGATACGCGCGGGGCTTGACGAGAACCGCAGGCACAAGCTGCGTCACGTCCCGACGGTCGAGGAGGCGTTCAACAAGTGGTGGCTACCTGACGCCGACACGAAGCTTGAGGACGGCAGGTTGGCCAAGAGCACGCACAAGTGCCGCATGAGCAAGTGGAACAAGTACGTCGGCCCGAGGTGGGGCGGCGTGAAGGTGAACGAGCTTGACCCGTTGGAGATCCAGGAATGGCTCAGCGGCATGACCAAGAAGCCCGCCGAGGATTCCTTGGCCCTGCTCAGGCAGATACTGGACTTCTGCCAGATATACGACGTGGTCGGCGAGAACATGGCCAGAAGGCCCTACGTGATGCCGCAGAACTTCAAGAGCAGGAGCGACGGCGCATACACGCTGGACGAGCTTGACCGGATAGCGCAGGCGGCGGAGGGATCCCCGTGCGAGGGCGCGATGCTGCTTTCCATGTTCGGCAGCGCGAGAACCGGGGAGTCGCTGGGCGTGAAGCTGGATGAGATCACACGCGCCGAGTCCCACGGGGTTCACATGACCGTGGCCGAGGTGAACAGGCAGGTGCACTCGGACGCGCGAATCTCCGAGGAAGGGGCGCTCAAGAACCGCCAGAGCGTCCGTGCGCTGGTTATCCCGGAGCCGTGGGGCGATAGGCTTTGGGAGATCGCGGAGAAGGCCCGTGCGGCGGGCGAGGTCTGGCTTTGCGACGCCGGGGACGGAAAGCCGCTGAGCCAGAACGCATACCGCCGTGAGTGGCAGAAGGCCACGGCGGCGGCGGGCGTTGAGGTTAAGCAGCCCAGGGCCGCGCGAAGGTCCTGGGAGACGTTCATGCGCTGGGACATGGCGATAGACCGCTCGAAGGTTGAACAGATGATGGGCCACGCGCTGCCCGGCGTCACCGGCGAGCACTACGACAAACCCACCACCCAGATGTTCGTCGAGGTGGTGGGCGAGGCGTTTTCGCGTAGGCCGTTCAAACGCAAGTAGTATTCAATTGGGACTTTTTGGGACCAAAATTTAGAGAAACCGCAGGTCAGAAGGCTATAGTTTAGTCTTCCATGTAGTCCTTGAGGCGCCCGGAGCGGCTCGGGTGACGCAGCTTGGCAAGCGTCTTGGACTCGATCTGGCGGATGCGCTCGCGCGTGACGCCGAACTCGCGGCCGACCTCCTCGAGGGTGCGCGGGTGGCCGTCCTCCAGGCCGAAGCGGAACTTGATGACCTTGCGCTCACGGTCGGCGAGGGAATCGAGCACCTGGTCGAGCTGCTCGCGCAGCATCGAGTCGGAAGCGGCCTCGGGAGGCGCGACGGCGGTGGAGTCCTCGATGAAGTCGCCGAGCTGGGAGTCCTCCTCCTCGCCGATCGGGGTCTCGAGGCTGACGGGCTCCTGCGAGATCTTCTGGATCTCGCGGACGCGGTCGGGGCTCATGCCCATCTCGGCGCCGATCTCCTCGGGGGTCGGGTCGCGACCGAGGTCCTGGAGCAGCTGGCGCTGCACACGGATAAGCTTGTTGATGGTCTCGACCATGTGCACCGGGATGCGGATGGTGCGGGCCTGGTCGGCGATGGCGCGGGTGATGGCCTGGCGAATCCACCAGGTGGCGTAGGTCGAGAACTTGAAGCCCTTGGTGTAGTCGAACTTCTCGACCGCGCGGATAAGGCCGAGGTTGCCCTCCTGGATGAGGTCGAGGAACAGCATGCCGCGGCCAACGTAGCGCTTGGCAATGGAGACGACCAGTCGCAGGTTGGCGCTGATCAGCTGCTGCTTGGCGTCAAGGCCGACGGCCTCGATGCGCATGAGGCGGCGCTGCTCGGCGCGGGTGAGCTCGACCTCGCCGTTCTCGGCGGCCTCGAGCTTCTCGGTGGCCTCGGCGCCGGCCTCGATCTTCATGGCGAGGTTGACCTCTTCGGAGGCGGTGAGGAGGTCGACCTTGCCGATCTCCTTCAGGTACATGCGGACCGGGTCGCCGGTGAGCATGACGGTGGAGGTGTCGACGCGGCGCGCGCGGGCGCGGCTGGAGCGCTTGGGCTTGGAAGCCTTGGCCTTGGGGACGGAGCGCAGGGCCTCCTTGACGGCCTTGGCCTCGTTGACGGCCTCGACGTCACGCTCGTCGTCGTCGAAGTCGTCGTCGCCATCTTC